CCCTTAAACGTTCCACCTGAAGCAGCTGAAACAGCGTCAACCTGAGCGGCAGTCGGCGTAGTAAAACCCCCCACCCCATTCAACCATTCATCGGCAGCAGCAGAAAAATGAATCCCTACAATCCTTGAACCTTCAGCCGCACTCTGATCATGGGCAACAAGCTCGTCACTCGCAGTGGCGGTGCCTATGGTGTTAGGCAGTGCGGAAATATCTACATCTGCCCCTGTTTCCGCTGCGGCCTCACGGGGATCAAAGTCTCTTGGAACGGGTTCAAATGCTGTTTGGATATCACCCATGAACTTGTCATCAAGACTTGTCCCGGCAAGACACCCGGACAGGAGAAAGGCGGCAACCAGCACCACAAATATATTCTTCATCTCATCTCCACAAAATACGGAAAATCTTTTACTTTATTGGCAACCCACGTGGAAAAATCCTGCGGTTCTATAAAAACAATCCCTGCATCACGGGTTCGGCAGATATTAACCGCGTGATTAATGCTTTCCCCGTTCACCCTCATACACAAAGCAGTTCCAAACGGCCACGAAAGCAGATCCTCAAACTCAATACTTTTTTCACTCGCAACAAAATAACGGTAGCGGGAAATATCCGCCTGCAATTCAAGAGCATAATTGTCGCAGTCATGTCCCATTGGTGTGAAACCTTTACCAGAAGGCAAATGTAAAATTTTAGCTGCTTCCTCTCTGTACTGAGCTATCCTTTCAAAGGAATCCTGCAACTCCTTATATGTAGGACACCAAAACTCACTGTCCATCGGCCACACATCGACGAGATTAGGCCAGAGGGTTTGCAGTTCTGCTGTTATTTCTTTTGCCGTAATTTTCACATTACGCCTTGCTTAGTGTGTATGTGATATCAAGAGTTTCACTTTCAGCGAGTGTTTTGACAGCAGCTACCTCAGCTAAAAGTATCCCTCCTGACGTGCCTGTATCCCCTTTCGTAGACGATGTACCCGCCGTGGGGGCACCAACAACTCCGATACCAAGAATAGACATACCGCCGGAATCAGCTGTAATGGTGGCAGCAGAGGCGTTTGTAATACTCTGTCCGGAACTGGCCCCTTCACCCCACTCCTGCCGGGTGGATTCAGTGTAGTTGGTAGACTCGGTGCCACCAGGAGATGCATACGTACTGCCCACTGCAGCCGTAAATGCAGTAATATAGGGTGCAAAATACCATGTGGCAACACTGGTGGTGTCGTGCAGGGCCGAATCAAATATATAGTTAAACCCCTGGTTCGTCACAAGGTTCTCGACCTCCTCATCACTTACGACCTTCCCCTGCGCGTCCTTGTGTACCAGTCGCCATACGCCCTTAACTTCCATTCTCTCCTTCATCACTCTCTCCTTAAAGTTCATTTATCTGCATTTCAACATCAAGCTCCCACTTATACCCTAAACTGGTGGTTACCTTGAAAGTTATCTTATACGGCGACAACGCCTCCGTCCCGGCCTTCACCTTTATCAGCGCCATCTGCGCCCCATCATTAGTAGGATTCTCCAATATATCCGCCGTAGCATCAGCCCCGGCAGTATCCACCGCACTTATTGTTTGAGAAGAAATCGTCTCAGTAGACTCCATATTCTCAGAAAAATCCGCCCCTATAGGAAACTCTTCTGAAATCTGTTTATAGAACCGCGATAAGGCCATAACTACCTCTTTAAGCTATCTAAGAAAATTAACGTCTCTTGTAAACGTCGATGTCTGCGACGCCCGTTTAAAAGTAAACGACGCATCCATCACATATCCGAAAGTAATTGAGTCATCAAACGCTATCGTGTCACTCAAAGCTGCGGACATATCTGTAGTTACGCTATCAGAAAGCGTAACCGTATCCGAAGCATCAAGCTTGTACGAAATCTCCGCAATCAGCACATCCACAAGAGACACTACATCAGAAAGATCTGCCCCTGTGGAGATCAGAGCCTCCAGAACATCAGCCAACGACGCAGTATCAGACAAGCTTGTAATAAACCCTGCAAGCAAACTATCCACATCTGACAGGGCCAGCGTATCCGAATGACTTACAGAGTACCTGCCAAGGGCAGCAACAGCATCGGAAAATAAGAGTGTATCCGCCAAATCACTCTTGAAGGTAATCACACCGGTTAAAGAGTCCGACAAAGAGATGGTATCGACCAGGTTCGCTCCACTGGACGACACCGCATTAAGCAAATCGGAAAACGCCACGGTATCACTGAGAGCCGTAGAAAACCCGCCAACAGTGCTTAAAGAGTCCGCCAGCTCGACCGTATCCACCAAAGAAGTCAAATACTGAGCAACCGTCGAGACTGAATCAGAAAACTCAGCCGTATCTTCCAAGCTGGTAGAGTAACCACCGAGCGAGCTGAGAGAATCCGACATGGATATAGTATCAATCAAATTCGCTCCACTAAAGGCCACAGCGGTTAAAAGGTCGGAAAAAGTGACGGTATCGGAAAGAGTTGACTGATACTGTGCAGAAGTAACCAGAGAATCCGACAAAGAGATGGTGTCAGTTAACACTCCCTTCGCAGAATACACAATGTTTAACAGATCAGAGAGCGACACGTCGTCCGGAAGAAGTGCCAGCAGGTGCCTGATGGAGACTTCCGAATCGGACAGGTCTACTGTATCAGCAAGCCCTGCAGAGTAGTTACCAAGCGCAGTTACAGAGTCGGACAGGCTTACTGTGTCAGATGGTGAAGCCCTATATCCGCCAAACGCAGTTACAGAGTCGGACAGAGAGATGGTATCACTGAGGTCCGCAGTCTCCCCAGTACTCCCATCTATGAGATGCCCGGTACCATCTGTAAGATGCCCGGTACCATCCGATAACTTCCGCGTTACCATAGATTACGAAGTAACTTCCATTAGACCAACATTATTGGTAGTTATGGGTTTTTCAATTATAACCCTAATAGGATATGTAAAAATAATAACCGGAGCAGCGGCAGTTAAAGTAATATCAGTATGCAACGCAGTTTCATCCGCTCCATTAATGCCGATACCTTTAATAGTAATAACATCACCGCCCAACGTTCCATCAACTTGAAATGTTACAGGGCGTGTAGCTGTTGCTCTTACAAACCGTACAACAGAATCCGCTACTTTATCTTTTGTAAAAATGACATTCATAATGTCTCTCCTTATTCTTTTATTATAACATATAAAAACACGCCTTGTCAATGCTTATTATACAAATTTGAATATATTTGTCTATACCACTTTGATGCTTTATTTAATAGAATTTTATCGTTATCAGATAAAGTTTTATAAAAACCACTTCTATGTTTTTTAAGTAAGCCCCCGGTAGGACGAGTTAACCGTATACTTGATTGTAGTCCTTTTAAAGAACCGCCCATCTCAAGGTATTTTTCCCAGTATTTTTCGGCAGCGGCCAAGTCTCCGTACTGAATTGACTTTTTATAATAATATAGAGCATTAGATATATTAGTAGGCTGAGATTTAAACTCTTTACGGCCAACTTTTTTATTATATGCCCTAACTTTATTTCTTATTTCATGGTAAGCCAACTCACCAGGATCAACATTTTTGGTCAATTTGCTTTGAAATTCTTTTGCCAGACCACGGGTAGGCTTACCAGCAGCAAATCTATAAGCAAGCTCCATAGAAAAGGTTTTGGATACATAATCCATTTTATCACGTATAGGCCTTGGACTATTAGTAGGAAACATAGTAAAACCAGATATAGCTTCACCAGCGGATCTAAAAATAGGGCGAGAAGAGTGATAAAATTTCCATGCAGGGGCCAACCCCATTTCTTTTGCCTTTTCTCCTATAGTAGATTTACCAGATGTTATATCTTTAATATCATAGTATATATCATCCCCACCAAACCACGAAAGGGCATCACGAAAAGCACCCGATACAGGTATATATCTAATAGAACCATCTTGCCTTCTACCAAATAATAAATGCATCTGTCTTTTTTGATATCCTTTTAATTCATCTTCATCATCCCCGAATAAAAGATTGTTCCATGCCGTTACCATGGCAGTAAACAACATAAACTTTGCACCAAGCACAGACGTTTTCCAAGTTAAACTAGATGCAACGGCCCTCCCTCTTGATTTTCCTTCATGAGAAAGGTTTCGCATCATACGAACATATCTTGGGGCATTGATTTCCATCCACGAATAAAAAGGAATCATATGCTTGCGCATCCATTCCCCACCTTCTGACAACCTGCCATAATCACCAATAAGCTCACGCGATAATTTAGCGGCCTTTTCATTGACATTACGAATTTCATCTATTTCAGTGGGGTTTGAAGCAGCGTATATGTTCTTTTCTCCTGATTTTATACGGTCTTTAAAATAACGATAAGAAGCTAATCTCAGTAAGTTTTCACGGTAGTTAGTTATGTCTTTTGACCCTTGCCACCATTTTTGCCCAAATTTAGAAGCAAAATTACCCTGAGGTCCACGCATAATTGCCTCAAATTCACTAGAAATATCCGTTACTTCATGCATAACGAACCCGGCGCCGATAACACCCAATCTATGGGCTTCCTTCATTTCGGCTTTCATTTCAGAAGTCATATGACTACCAAACCTCTGCATATTAAAAGGAAGTTTCATGCCCATGGTATTGATATCACCGGCTATATCTTTCATGGCCTGTGGTAAGTATTGCATAATGCGCCAATCATAAGCAAGAGCAATGTCAACATCGCCAGACATATTATTTATATTATATCTTATAATCCTAAACGGATTAATTAATGTCCATTTTTTCCATGCTTGAGTAAAGGATTCCGATATTTTACTATAAATCTCTTTGTGACTTATTTCACGAACAGTGCTCATGGCATCGGCTATTTTTTCAGGGACAATCCATTTTTCGTCAACACCAGAGGCTATTTGCATCTCCTCCTTTACCTTTGGATCAATTTTTGCTTTTTCCAATATATTAGCAGCAATTACATCAGGAAATTTAGGAGTCGCGCCCCATCCGGGAAGCTGTGCAGGGTGTAAAATTTTATAACCTTTAAGAGGAATTAGTTTTCCACCATTAGCCTTTTTTTCTAATTTCGGAGTTATATCATATACCGCTTTAATTTGTTTTTTTATTTTGTTTAATTCTAAAGTAGCAATAGCATCAGACAACACAGCAAATTCAGAAGTAATATAATCAAGACTATAAGCACTTATATCAGAACCCCTATCTTTAGTCATTTTAAGACTTTTGCCACCTGCACCCCGGTGCATACCAAACAAATAACCATCACCCTCTACCATATGCTGCAGAGTTTCATGATGAAAATATGAATCATTGCCTCTTAATTCTTCTTTAAGGAAACCGGCATCTATTAATTCCCCCTGAATTTTTAACATAGATTTTCTTCTTCTGGCTAGTGCATTCATCACGCGGGGAGATTTTTTTGCCTGTTCCCTAAAATGGCGTAAACTTGCCCTTACCTGATCAACCGTCTTGTACTTAAATGGTAAATGACCGTCCTTAAGGATAGCAACCCCGTCTTCATTTGGTATAGTATCATTGAGCATATCGTTGAGAACAAGGTTCATAGTAAACACTTGTCTCTCATCGTTAGACAATTTGCCTATGGCGGCATAAATCCTAAAAAATGCTTGTTGAGAACCAAATTTATCTACTTCCTTGGCTAGGCGAATCCTATCTTTAAAATAGCCCAATTCCCCCGGACGGATCTGAGGAATCATAGATGTAGAACTTTTCCATAGGGCTGATATTCTATCTTTTATTTTTTCTCCCAAAGATTTTTTCTCAGATTGCATGTGCTTTTCAATTTGCTGTTGCACTTCTGGATTTGGGTCCTTAGGATCTATCGGTTCGTCAAGGCTAAATTGCGGCACTTGCCTATCTTCAATAAGCTTCTTAAGTTGCGGAGTTATTTTAACAGCGTTTACTTTGCCGCCGCCTTCTATATCGATCTTTTCTACTTTACCGCCATACCTTTTAACAAATTCATCAACTTGCCGGGGCATGGTTTTAGTGATATTGTCAATGATCCCTTTAAATTGGTAGTTACCCCATCCTTCTATTTCTGCTATCTGATCGCCGGTAGAAGGCCAAGCTACATAATCATCGCCGCGATTATATGCTTCAATCATTCCATTTTTAAACGCAAGCAATGGCCATGTTTTCTTATAAGGGGCATTGGGATAGCCCAAAGTCATGTTGAAAGGAAGATCCTTTGCATCCTCCCTATAATCAGCAAATCGATTTTCATTACGGAAATTTTCAACAGCGCGGTTAAACCTATTATTAAAATGTTTAAGTGTTATTGATACTTGCTTTGCCATTTGCATGACATCTCTAGCAGTGTTAATAATTTCTTTATTGGTTAAATTACTATATTTCTTTGCTTCATGACTACTTTTATTTTCTGTATACGCATCAATAATTGCTTTTCTAACATCATCAGATGGGATATAATCATTATATGTATTATAACTGCGCTCCTTAAACATCGTAACACTTCTACGATTCACCATATCTTCTAATACAGTTTTTACTATTGTTCCTTTATTCTTTGATGTAAAATAACTTATTAGTGGAGTTACTGTTTTAAGTTTATCATAAGCAATAATATCTTTTTTAATTTTAGGGATCAATTCATTTAACGCTTGTTCAGCTGTAAGGGATTTAAGCTCTCCCTTTTTAGAAATATCGGCTTGCCAATCAGACTGATTCTCATATAACATCAAAGCTTTTTCGTTACTTCCTGAAACCGCATGATCATCATAGCGCGTATGAACTAGAATATTGTCTTTGCCCCAATGTAATTGACCAGTTCCTTTATACTCTCCTTTAGGGGAATTATAGTATATTAAAGTTTCATTATAGTTGCCAAGTCCCCCAGGCAAAACCATATTATCGTAGCTATAGTCAGGTGGTTCATAGTATCCGCCATGTTCATCATTGTACCATCTTTCTACCGCTTCCTGCGCTAAATCAGTTGCATCCTGATCACTTAAATTTTCATCTTTAGCCTCTTGATATACTTCAGCACGGATGGCCCTTATTTGTTGTTGTTCTTCAATATTATGTTCTTCTTCGGTTTTATATCGGTGTACTATTTCATCGTACACCATACCACCTAGTTCATCACCCCTAAATGCATTTAACTTTTGTTCAGCGGTTTGTTTCTCTGTACCCCTTCCCTTTGCAAAACGATCAACCAAACTGTCAGCTATTTCTTTTGATTTACCTTTAATTATATCAAGATTTTCATCTTTAAATTTTCTTTTTAGTATCATTACTGATACATATACTGCTCTTTTTAAAGGTTTATCATCATTACTAAAACCCTCAAAAAACAAGTCTCTTACTTCAGCATTAGCAGTAGAAACAATATCATTTTTTCTATGTGTTACAACTTTAGGTGCGTTTTCGGTAAGGTAATTAAGCACATCCTCACGGGAAACATCGCCTTCCTGCTCGGCTAGCCATTCAGGAAGATAAGAAAATTCGTATTCTTCCGGGTTAAGTTTGCCTTTACGAGTTAACTTTGTAAAAGTATCATTCCACTGGTTAGTGGATAGTTTTTTTGGTAATTTTGTATCGAGCTTAAGGTCCTTTATCTTTTGCTTAATCGGAGCGACAAAAGCCTCATTAGCATCTACCCTTTTATCTAAATTAAACTGCAATTCATTCGGGTTGAAATTACGACTAAATCCTTCATCTTTTAAATATTTATTTGATTCAATTAATACTTCTTCTATTAATGGCCTAAGTTTATTTAATGGTATATCTACATTATGTTGATATGATATATCATCGGGTAAAAGACTAATTTCAACGCTTAATGGTTCAGATATATCAGTATTCTTAACTAGCATTGCCCATTGGCGCTTTGTTGGTTGTCTATCCAACGACACTGCATGAATAATACCATTTTTTAAAGTATGTATTCTTATTGAACCAGTGGCATCTACAAAATGTTTCCATCCATTTTGTAAATCATTAACTGGTATTTTATTCCCATTTTTTAATTTGATATATTTTGATATATTACTATGAGAAATAGCATTAGTAGTATTTTTAGGGTCACTTAAAAATGTACCATCATAAGTAAGCCATCTGGCATTATTTAAATTTGTAGTAGGTTTCCATATATTTTTTATTTTTTTTACAATATCACTTGGGGATTCAGTATATTCTTTAATTAAACCAACTTTAGGAGCAAGACTAAATTGTAATTCATCAACCCCTGTAGCTGTACGTTTATAATTAGGGGCACCCCTTACTATTCTTCTTAAAGTAGCAGAATTACCATAAACATGTTTATATGCCTCTTTTACTTTTTTAAGATTAGATCGTAATGGTACCCTTAATACTTCTGAAAATCCAAATTTATTACTAAGTTTTTTAATAAATTCATCCGTACCCGGAGCATAATTATCAATATTATTACGCATCTTAGCATCATAATCTATATATGAATACTTAGGGTTACTAACAATTTCATATATAATATTATTAGCTAATTTTTTATACTGCTCAATAGTATACTTAGAGCTATTCTGTGATGCTTCCTTAGCAACAATATTAGCTCTTTTTTTGGCAAATTTTATTTTATTTTCTAAACTAAATTGTAATTCATCAGTAAGAGATTTTGGTTCATTAGATATTTCAGCGTTAAATGACGTCTCCTCTTTATGGTCCCTGACCCTTCTATCTATCTCTTCTTTTACTTCTTTTTCAGTAAGGGTTTGATCTATACCTGTATACCTGTTACTTTCATTAAGCATGGCCGTAAGAACATTCAACTTTATTTGTTCTTCTTTGGTATACTTAGTTTTACGTTTCTTGGCCTTTTTAGCAGTGGGGACATTTTCCTCCCCCATCATATGTACTTTAAATGCATGTTGATAAGCCAACTCTTCTTCATTTACATTTATTTTAATACCTGCTTCTATAACGGCATCAGCAAAAGCTATCGGGTCCCCGTGCTGACCAGACTTATTAAGAGAATCAGTAATTCGTTTAAATTCAGCGGTAACGCCTCCTATTTCTTTATAATCGGCCTCCTGCTTTACTTCCGTTACCTTTTCTTTAAGAGTTTTAGGCTTTACTTCCTTCTTCTTTTTGCCTTGTTTATCTCTATCGCCGCGATCTGCTTTCTTGCTTTTTGTAGGTTTGGGTGCGTCCCCAACCTTTTTCTTCCCCGGCTGTCCATCACCAGATACTTGTTTCCCTGTTTTTTGATCATCTTTTTCCCTCTTGGTAACTATGTCAGTTACTTTGGCCTCAAGTTCCTTTTTACGATTGACGAATTTATTATGTTGTTCTTTGGCAAAGATAATTTCTTCTTTAGTACCAGTTTTAGCCACATCTAATTCGTCTTGTATCTTTTTATCAAGACCCCTTAGTTCTTGTCTGGCTTCACGAAGCTCTTTGTCTTCCATCTCACGAGCTATTCTCGCGGCCTTGTCCTTGCTCTTCTTATCCTGGGCCGTACCTGTGGCCTCGGATACCGTGCCGCCTGCAACGGGAGCCGCTCCAGTACCCTCCTTGATAGCTTCCCATGTCATGGTACTGTCAGTCTGCTTAAAACCTTGCTTGGATAAGTATTGATTGTTCTCTACATTAGCAACAATCTTTTTCCCTTTTTCCTTAGCATAATCTTTTATATCACTAAGTACAGCTGTAGGACCACCTTTTCCTTCACCAGTAAGAGTATTGGTCATTCCTTGCGTAGTACGGGCACCAGCACGGGCAAATCGCTCTATATAAATAGTATCCTTGTCCTCTCGCATAAGAATCTGCCCATTCTCACCAATAGGAATATGGGTAAGATGCTTATTCCCTCTATTAAGATCAACAATATCACCAGTAGGTGTTTTGCTTTGAACAACTTTTTCTACAGCACCGGTGTACCCTACATGTTCATTAAGTACATCTACAAGAGTATTTTCAAGGGAAAGTATATCATTAAAAAATTTATTAGACTCAGGAGATACACCAGTAAAGTTAGCTGTTATTTTGCTTATAAATTCACGAAGACTGTTGATTATTTCTTTAAATCGGGACGGGTTCTCTTTATGTACTTTAGACCAAAAATTTTTATCAACAAATTTATCGCCAACAAAATCACCTAACATTTCTTTAGCCACTGTTTTTTTATCAACTTTACTACCCATCTTTTTGGATAATGCTTTTTGATATGCAACAAATTCGGATGGTTTAAACATAGGAATCGCTGTTTTCATCAACGTGTCGTATGCCTCTGGATTGTTTTTCCCTAAAGAATGACTAAATTCATGGCCTAGTAACCATATTTCAGGTCTACTGGCAGTGTCCTTCATATAAATTAAATTAGGATTATTGGGATGAATCATTCCATTTGGGTTGATTCCACCTGGCTTTGCCTTTATAGAAGTATTAACTATCCTTACTCCAAACAAATCAGCCAATTGCTGAACAGGTTCTGAAATGGGTTTTTTAGATAAGGATACGGCGGCGGCTTTATCCCCACCAAAAGTAACTAAATCTTGTTGAAACGAATCTACAGCCTCCTGATCAGTAAAATTTTCAGGTAGAGTAGACCAAATTGACTCTTTACCGGTACCATCCATAACCTCCTGCTCAACTATCGGGGAAACTTCTTTTCCACTGGCAAGAGTATCTATATCTTGTTGATTTCTTATATCACTTACATGTTGCTCAACTACTTCAACTTCTTCCTCAGTATACTTTTCTTTAGGAGCCTTATCCCAATCATCAGGGGTAATTTCACCACTGTCTATTCCTTCTGCTATTTCATTAATAGTTAAAGTGGGATCAATAGTAGTGCCAAAAGCTTCTTCATCTGTAGGGGCAATAGAAACTCCTTCCTCTTTTATTGTTCCCGTCTTTAACCTTTTTGATACTTTTCCTACTATATCCTCTTGTTTACCAAGTTCAATAATACCTTTTTCAAGTTTATTTTTTGCTTTTTCGTATTCTTTGCTTTCCGGATCAGTATTATCCAAAATTTCTTGCTGTTTTGCAATATCTCCTTTTACTATACTTAATCTCTTACGCGATTTGAGTATAGTCATCATATCTTTTTCAGTCTGATTTCTTGGTGCTTTAGCCTGACCAGCTTCAAAAGTACTAAATGCCCCACCCATGGCACCACCAAGTATTAGTGATTCCATGATACCCTCAGTTAATTCAGTATCTGGAGCATAACCTATCTTTTTTCCTATATTTTGAATATATTGCTGTGCACCTTCCGTCCCACCTTCAATAAGAATATTTTTAGGAGCAGCTTTAACAAATTCTTTCCAAAAACCGGAAGCCGCTTTAGTTCCAGCTTCCTTCCCAAATTTTTTAATAAATGGCCCCATCATCATACCGCCTATACCGGCACCTTCCAGAACACCGGAAGCAGCACCAAACATAGTGGCTATAATATCACCCATTGCGGTTGCATCTTCAGGGTTTTTCTTTTCCCACTTACGGTACTCATCATGTTGCATTGATCCTTCCAATGCAACAGACGGTCCTATAGCAGCCTTAGCTGAAATTTTTCCTATTTCTATTTTCGCTTTTTTCTTAGCGGATTTACTAGCAGAGTTACTGGCTAATATAGCCAAATGTTTTTTACCCTCTTTTTCTATAATTTTTTTAGCTATCCCCATAATGGATAAAGTTGCAGGAGCCATTTCACCAAGATTACCGGCCCACCAATTAATATCCTTTACTCCTTCACGCCACCCCTTTTCAAGAGACTTTGATCCCTTTAAAGTAGGCGATTCTACAACTTTATCAGCTTTTTCTAAAATTTTACGACTAACACCAAGAAGACTAAATGAAGATGGTTCCGGTTTTACATAGTCTGGTACATCGACTCCCATAGCCCTAACAACTTTTTTAGATAAAGCTTCACCAGCCCTACCCGCTGTGTTATATGCAAAATCAATCACACCGGGACCAAGAGCAGCAGCGGATTTTATGGCACCACGACCAATCCCACGGGAAAACTCGTTAATAGGTCCTATACTATCAACCGGCTCCATATTATCAACAATACGTTTACCAACGGATGCTCCCCGCCTTTGTGCCATTATTTCTTCAAACTTTTTAGGGTCCATCAATTAATTTCCCAAGAATATTTGCTTTTGCTCATCGTTCATTTCATCAAATAAAGCCTTATCTTCTGGACTTAATGCATCAATTTTTTGTAGCATTAGCAAATTTTTCATTTCTCCTAATGATCCAGCTTTTCTAAGTTCTTCCTGATTCCTATATTGATTAATAGCTTCTAAACTAGACATACCGGCAATTTCTTCACCTGTAGCGGTTTCTTTAGGAGCCATTAAAGATGAAACAGCAGTATCAAATCTACCAATATCATATTGACGTATCCTTTCACCAAGCGATCTATTTTGCTGCTCCGTACTACGTTGGTTTATTTTATCCTGAGTAGTGGATCTTAAGATTTGTCTACCGCTTTCAGCACTTTCACCAAGCCTCTTACGATTCATCTCCCCTATTTCGCCCATCCTTTTTCTACCGGTCTGCCCCTCTTGAGACATCGACTCTCTTAAAGTACTACCGGTTTCCATCATTTTTCGACGATCAGTTGCCCCTATTTCACCGCCTTTAGCAATCTTTTCTTCACTGGTAATACCCATCTGTTTCATTTTAATATCATGATCACGATCGGCTTGCCTACGAGCATCCTTCCTTGCTCTAATTTCTGCCGTTAATACAGATGACGGCTTATTTTTTTCATTTCTTCTATTTATCATTGTTGAAACAGCCATATTAATTCTCCTATATCAAACACCTGTTTGTATGGTTTTCGTTTCCTGCGTTTACCAGCATTTCACTGTGTAGGTCATCATCACTGGTCCAGAATATACGCTCATGGTCCCAAGTGATTGGGTTGTCCATTTTAGCTATGAGCAAACCATTTACTTCTATGATCTCTAAAGAATCCCACTCAAGCCACATCAAACCATCTGCGGTGCGCTCTATTTCAAGTGGATGGGAAAAGAATGTTTGCCCTATATAAATTTTATTTGCTTCTAATACTTTTAAAGTTCCACTTCCCATATACGGCAAAATGTCATGATATATGGTGTATGTTGTGGATGCTGTAAAATTACCAAATATCCCCTGAAGGCACCTAAGGTCAATCTCGTTGTCATCAGTAGGAGCCCACATGCCTGCGCCTCTGTTCACGCTTGAACCATTATAATATGAGGAATCTATTACATTTGTAGAAAGTAAAGTTTTTACTCCAGCGTAGTATACATAAAGGTATAGGGTTATATCTCCACTGTCTCCCGTTGTTCCGGTCCATGAAGCCGTGCCGCTGATCAAATTTGCTTCAATAAAAATATAAAAATCTTTATCAAGATCAATATGCAGCCAGTGAACGTCGGTTAATTTTGTGTGTGTTTTTGTCGTTGACGAACCGTACCATGCCCCTGAATACCCGGTTATACTCCCGCTTCCTCCGTCAAGTGTTGTGATTAAACCAGATGGTCCAGTATATGTTATTTTTTGATTCGTCCAGTTATAATCTGTAAAATCAGTGCAAGTGGTCAAGCCGGTTAATGTGGCCATCAACCTTGTACCTGTTTCAGACACCAGGACAGGTTGAGTCCCGGACAGCTCGTCTGTTCCTTGAGGTGGTGAAGGGTGTAGCCGTACTTGAGCAAAAGTTCCCATCTGTTCATACGACGGATAAGTTACGGTAATATCCGCCTCTGCGTTAACAGATACATCAATTCTTTCTATGAGAATTTCCCTAATTGCTGATATCCCAAGGTTTAAAAACAGGGCATACCATGTAAAATCCTCCGGCCCACTGTCATTTTGTCTGTTTTCACACTCATGGGATAACGAGATTTTATTCATCTTGTTTGGCGTATACACTGCTCTAAACCACTTAATAACTGTCGGCACCGGCAATTCACTTGAGTATGTTCTGTCAAAGTTATAGGTGCGTCCAACTAATGTCCCCGCCAAAGCATTTTCAATTATCTCTCTATTCTGAAAAGGGTCTGTGATTTTTGTAGCTGTTACAAGCCCCCGAAAAGCGTAATCAATACCATCGTGGTATCTTTCCCATCCAACAGTAACAAGCATTGAAATTTCATCTTCGCCTATCGTGCCCATGGAGAAATAAAACTTATGGTGAGCAGCCGTAGGAGTGGTAAAAAACTTAATTCCATTAACCCCTACACCTGTCGTGTAAAGATTAAAATTTATCATATAATCTCTGAGAGTTACGCTCTGTTCCCATAAAAGAAAGGCGTTACTTATCTCATGGTGAAAATCAAACTCATATTGGTGATGGCATATATATCTAGTGTAATAATCATCGTAATAAAGAGATTTAGTAAGCAAGGTTAAGTTGGCCGGATCAGAAGGAGTGCCACCGGCACGTTGCAGGCCGAGCTGATCACTGTAAGCTTCAACCAGGGAAACGTTGTCGGTGTCAATAAAAGGTGTGCCGTACCCGTCTTCCGCTTCTTCAGAGGTTGGCCGGACAAGCCAAGAATTTTGTATTAAAGATGGCAGGGCAGGCCAGCACGGGCGTTTCTCTATTGATGTCTCGCCTGTTTGTGGATACAGGGATACAGCAAAATAGGTTGTTACCCCATCAACATTTCTTGCCGTATAAAGAAATTCGTCGTCTACCTTGAAAATTGTTACTCCGGCCTGTGCGCTCTGTTCAAAGAAATACTTGGCTCCATCTTGAGCGGTTTGTTCTCGATCAAGGTTCCAGCCGGTTATTGAACCATTATAGGCACCATTAACCGTGACTGTTTCAGTGACGACTTCACCGTCTTCGTATTTTTCAATCTCTGCCGACATCTGGTTATTGACCCAATCAACAGATAACACTGTACCTTTACCAAGGCAAGATGCTTCTGTAAATGTCAGTAGTTCTCTTATCATTGGGTATTCAAAAATAAACTATTTACAGTAAACGGTGCTATCACATACGCGATTCCTTCTGGTGCAATCACACCACAATTCGCACTAGGACAGGTTGTAATACAAATACTAAAAAGTTCAAATCCGTCAGCATCAAAGGGGTATCGCATCAGAGCCACAAATTCATCGGGACAATACGTCGCATGGTCCAGAACCCTACAACCTTCAACAATTATCCATGAATCCCTATTCCTGCATAATTCGACTGTATATGTCTCCCTGCTGGTCCCGTGAAAATTATCATCACATGCTGAGTATTCTTGGCTACAAGCTATTCTACTCCCTGTTTCCTGCGTGCTGTTATCAATTCTGATTACCCGGCCTACCGTAAAGCAAGAGTTGCAGTAGCACCCTTCTTCTTCAATTACCTCGCCACCTGTCGGCACGGTTATGATAATCTGCCGAGTGCCAAAGTTACTCCATCCTTGAATTATTGTCCCATCAGAACAGTGATGAGTGAAATACCCGGTATTACGTTTTTCGTTAAATTGCATATCTGTTTCCAGATCATGCATTAATTTTTTAGCAAAACCCCTATAAAAATTTGCCCTTCCTCTATCTCCTTTTATTGCTGTACGCGTAGGGATCATATTGCCCCGGTATAGTCCCAATGCATTAAGGAACTTAGAGTGGGCGTTCGCCCAAAAGTATCGACAAAAACCTTATAATAATAATCTTCTGCTGAATCCATTGTCGGTAGTACTATACTTCCACCAGATTCAACACCTTCCCATGTACTTAAATCATTGTCATAGGCATTCATACGCGATTCTTCGCCATAAGTACAACCGAACTCAACATCATCTATTGGAAATTCAGTGTAAGTATCCGGTGTATCCCCTGCATCTTGAGTATATGCGGAAGTACCGGCACCAACAGTATCCAGTTCAAAAAGAACCAATGCTACTCGTGCCGTTCGATCCAGGTATACAGTAACTTCTCCGGTCCATTTAAAATCAGATCCCGGCCCGCAATGATGAGTACCAAGATTTGAACCGTTAACAGAATGACAGTACGTGTCCGAATCTGCCGACCGTTCTACAATATCATTTGCATCGTCATCTTTAATAACTGCTCGATACCCGACATATTCACTGGTATCAACGTCAACGATCAACATTTTAAGGTTTGCTGACTCGGTAGTGTCATTTACCAGGGCATTAATATCAAAGGTTAATATATCTACCTTGCGAGTAGTCACATAACACTGGTGAAATAGTTCGTATTTAAAAATAGTGGTATTGTCCGGTGTCAAGTCACCACTGGCCGTAACAGCAAAAGCATCCCAATCGCCGCCGGTTGCCGCTGGAATAGGCACAGGGTTACGTTCCTGGTGAATTGAAGCTATCCGTCGATTGTTTCCACGTCGCATTAGATTACTGCTGCTTTGAGTTTAATACCATTGCTGGTACTTATCTCGGTAATATGAAACCCTATCTTATGGGCACCCGATACATCCCAAGTAAGTAAGTTACACCGATATTGGCCTGAACTGGCTGCTTCCCTGAATGCTGCTGAACAGGAAGCTCTTTTTGTCTCAAGGATACCAATAATATTAGCTATTCCGGTCCCTGCCGCATCAAACAGGATAGGAGTAATATCAATGTAATCTGTTGCCCCGCCAAGGGTAGTATACGCACTAACAAGTACCATTGCACAATCACCAGGATCGAGTAAATTACTTGTTAGGTCAGAGGCAAGCGAAGCAAGGTTTACACCATCAGCGGTTGTTATGGCCGCTGAATCTCCACGCAAATAAGTTGTTGTCCATGGTGTATCAACCCTACCAGATGAAAAATCTACTCTTTCGATATACCTTGTTGCACCAGCAATATCTTCGTAAGCTTCACGGGTTGCTATCGGATCTCCTCCCGTTTGGTCCGCTATTAAAATCGCTGCTTCAGTCATTATATTCTCCTATTTTATTCATCTTGATAACTGTGTATTTCACGAAGATCCTCGCCATGGCTCCAACTTTCACTAGTTCTTTCACTTGAGTCATAGCCCATTGACATATTAATAATGCCATAAGCCGAAGCTGCCGCCTGCGCGTACAAAGAGCCTATTGCTTTTGACATTTCCGCTGAAAGATTAATTTTATCGCTATAAATACCGGCTTTTAATTTTTCTTCATCAAGAGAAATAAGTGAAGTCGTCTTGTTACTTTCTAAAATTACGTTTGTACGTTCAAGAATAGCTGTTTGTTCTGCGGTATACGCCTTTATATCTGTTTCATATATTAATGCATCACTATTACGAATATCAATTCTGCCCTGGTTTTCGGCCCTGATTGCATCAATTGCGGATTGAAGCCCTTGGTATCTACCAAGTAAAACTTTTATTTCTGCATCCCATTGTGCTGCTGCAGCTTCAATTTGCGCCTTATTGCCTTCAAACTTAATTTTAATACCTTCCCACTTCCCCAAATAAACTTTGGTCGACTGCTCAAAAATCTTGAAAATAAACTCATTAGCTGCTGTCTCCACCTGTAACCGCCGGTCCTCTTCACTGCTAAAGAAGTTACGAAGCATTTCTTCTATGGTCCCACCCTTGTCTATGAAATACTTGGTCATATCAAGGGCCGCATCATAATCCTTGATCGTAGTGTTGTTGATAAGATCGGTTTCCTTAGCAACGATCTCCTGCAACGATTCTTGTTGAATGACTGCCTGTACATCTCCAGGGAAATCAAAACCATTTGCCCCGGCTGCTGACAGAGCCCTACGATATTCCCGGTCATCAACAACCCTAAACGCTTCACGACCACGGGCAAGAATTGCCGCATGTACTTCATCAGTTAATCCAGTACCACCTTCGACAATACCATTATAAATCTTAGCAAATAGGGCGACATACATATCTGAAGAATAATCTGCTCCAGTAAAATCAAACGTATTATTTGGGGTTATCGGAGGTTCCGGCTCATCATACGACCAATCAAGCCCCTCTATCGGAGCCAGGACAGGTTCTGGAATATTTGTATCCGGCCAATTGTTGTTAAAATCAACAGCATCAAAATTTGGTCTAGTAGGAGGAGCAACAGCGGCAGGATTTACTGGTACAAATGGACTAATATTTGGAGTAAAATCATAATACTCAATTAAATCTGTTAATACAGAAATAATATCACTTAAACGTTGAAGATGTTCATCGACTTCTTTTTTAGCCCATTCAGCATTTTCAACTACCCTATAATATGATGCACCAGCATAAACCGATTTAGCCGGTATATCTACTCTTTCGCCGTCACCCATATTAATAACCCACTAAACCAGAGGGTCTGATCGTTATCAAACCCTTTATATAATTTAATTTAAAAGCAGTGGTTGAAGAAACGCGTATAGTGTGATAAAAACCCCGACTATTCATATCAAGCATTAATCTACGCCTCTGTAACCCTGATGATGCTGGTACAATTGAGTATATGTTCCAAGAACCATCATCAAATTTAACTTCTACTGTGAAACTATAATTGGTAATAAAACCAAAGTATAAAAATATTAATAATTTATTATTGTCAATATTGAAATCAGAAGTAGCAAACGTAATAGTTCTAGTATAATTTACTCCGGCATCTTTTTCAGTAGTATTCAATTGGAAAATACCATCACTATTAGCTCCTAAAGGAATACCATTTACTTTAGCCATAGAGTTAAAATCCCAACCACTAAAAAAAGTAGTGGGTTTTTCACCAGTTCCCCCAATAGCTCCCTGGGTACAAGTTATCATGACCATACTCCACTATCGGAATCGTAAGCAATATTCGAAAGTAAGCAATCACTTTCACCTTGTGTACGCATTTGACCCATAACGCTTATCGCTCCTACTACTTCTACTGATACTATGTCACTAAAAGTTATACACCCCATAACCCCAATTGCTCCAGTAATACTGCCTTGCTTATAAGCTCCTCCTAACATATAACCAGAAACACCAATTGATCCACGGACATTTATACCGGTTGTTATTAAAGCAGTCATTTGTCCAGCGATACCAATAGCACCAAATGCATCACCAGTTGAAAGAAAACCACATGTTAATTGTCCGGCAACACCAATCGCACCAGTTAATGTGTTGCCGGGAGCACATATACAGCGACCAGATATACCAATAGAACCAACTATTAATCCAATCGGATTGATCCAGCCTGTGGCGTAACCAGCAACACCAATTGCCCCTGTTATAGTTACAGGTTCCTTTTTAGCACCACCCCAAAGTATAAGCATTAGGCAACGTAAGTAGCACCAACTATCTTAAATCTAACATCCACAACCTCGGTAGTAGCTCCAGATACTGCAGTCCTATTTGATAGGATAATATCACCTGAAGTTTGTGAAACTGCCGCATCCATACGAACATCAGTAGTTGAAGCCCCGGTAGTTGGATCAGCAGCATTTGCATAAAGTCTTGCCCAAGTAATTGTGCCATCGGTGAGATTTTCACCTTGCCAATTTTCAACATTTCCGGTAGCGGGGTCTATGGCCCTGCGCAGCATATCGCTGGCATATTGACCAAAATTTAATCCATTAGCTGCAGAGCCAACAACAAATGTTCCACCATCAAGGGTAATTTTACAAATAACCGTTGCGCCACCTTCAGAAGCATCAGCATCAGCAGGTTGGGTGCCTCCATAAAGCCATAATTGCATATTCTGCATAATGGCTTTTAAATTGCCGCCAGTAACCTCCATAATTTGTTTAGAATCACTATTAGAGGTAACGGCAGAAGCCCAAGAACCGGCAGCAACTTCAATTTTGCCAGCAGCAACATCTAATGCCTTCACTCTCTTGGCATCATTTGCATTACCAGGATAATTAAAAGTTAACCATTCATCAACGGCAAATGCAGCTAGTCCACTATCACCATCATTAATAGTGTCTGCTCCACTTATTACTGTTCCATCACCATCACCTAATGTGATGCCAGTGGTTCCAGTAACCCGTGTACCGAAAGCAGGGTCAGTGTTCGCGAGTGCAGCTTTAAAACCAGTACTTAAATCCCACATTTTTAATCTCCTCTACTTTGAAATATCAAGGTTTCGTCTACACATAACGTAGCCCCGGCTCCCGTACAAGCGGGAAGCTTTATATTTTTACTAATTAAATCTTCTAATTGTCCTCCCGGCAAACAAATAGCCGGTCCTTTAGCAGTCCCTATAATAAATGATGGCATGATAGAATTTAATCCAAAAAGAAAAGGATTAATTAAATCATCACTGCGCGACCATTCAATTATAGGGTAGTCCGCTACAGTGGTCTTTTGCATTTTTAAAATTTCCAATCCTTGTAAAAAATGAATTCTTCTTTCAGTTCCTATGTACAATCCGTCATGGGCCGGAACAATTAAAAGAATTTTACTTCCAAACTTTTTAAACGCCAATGATGGAAAATATATTCCATATAATCCCGGAGGCGTTGCATGTAACACATTACCAATTGAAAAATAATGAGTGCCTGATAAAAAGGCTATATGCTCACCGGCTGGTGTACTTTTATACGGTGTCTTGGTTTCAGGGCCATTCCATTCACTTACGGGCCATGCACTAGATATATTATTATTTAATATGCCGTGTTCTACACCATTAGAATAGTATGTATTATCACCAATAGTGTAATAATCTATATATGCTTCTTTACTTAAACCACTTCGTACTCCATTAAATGTAAGCACTCCATCAGAAGAAGGAATAATTTGATATAGTGCAGCATCTGTAGCTCGTTCCTTTACAACATATCCAGTACTTCCAATTGAATATATAGAATGATATGAATCAGAAGAACGAGAAGTCATTCCTTTGCGAGATGATGCTTTACCATTAGGACCTACAACTACATTTTCAGCATATTCAAAAGCAGTGACCCCAGTTTCCGGATCATACGGTATACTAGAGGGCTCAACACGATTGTTTACGCCCAAACTTCTTGAATATATAACTATATTTTTGTTCATACAACTAATAATCGTTAAAATCAAAAAAATGATTATTTTTATTTAAATTATCCGGTAGATCAGGGTCAGGACCTATAAATAATTTAAGATCACCAAGAGCTTTATTATATTGACTATCATGGTATAACGTATTTATCTTTTCCCCTTCTAATCCGTCTTCTCCTATATCATAAACTTGGGAAAGAACATAATTATAATATAATCGAAACACTAGGCCAGAAGGTATATACGCCGGAAATCCATCAGCCAATTCTAAATCGGTGGGAAGCTTATGATAATATATTTTTCCGTCTTGATCGGAAGGCGGATCGTACTGATAATATATGTTAGGAAAGTCGTTACAAATTATAATAACATTACCAGTTCTATCTATCTTTTCCATTTGTCTATCAACCAATCGTCTATCATCTTTTACGGTCAAATTGTAATTGGTTGTAGTATTTTTAGCAAATATAAGTTTTTTATGAAAATTGGACGGTAGAGAAATCTCATTTTGCCCAGATAAAAAGGTAACATCATCAGTTGTGGCTAACTCTTTAACATCTATCACAGAAGCAATGTCAACATTACACTGATTAACAATCGATAAAATAAACGGACCATCAATACGACTATCCGTTACCTTCATTTGAACCCGTGTAACAATGTCACTAACCGTTAACCTAGCCATTAATGTTACCTTTTAATATATATACTAATAAAACCGTTTTACATTCCAATAGCTTTCCAAAAACCGGCCTGAGCACCACCAGGATCTTCAGTGGTAACAGTCACTTCTCCCCCGGATACCGATATATTTTCAACTTCAGAAGTTATATCAAAATTTTCAACTAATCTCAAGCCAGTAGCAATCGCACCACCGGTATCAGTATTAGCTTGAGAAAATGTTCCCATCACAACTCGATGAGAACCCCATACATCCTTTTTTGTTATTGCATAAGCAAATGACATTTTAAACTCCTTTTTGGAATTAAAAGGGGTGAAATTTCCACCCCTAATATTCAGTTAGGCCTTCTAATCAGTCAATATACAAATTGACCATACCATAGTCACCGGCAGCAGCAGCGTCCATCATCTTACCAATTACCGTCTGATCGATATCCAGAGCAGTGGAGATAGATACAACAGAACCAGCAGCAGTTGGACCGACATTAATATAAATGGCAGAACCGGAAGTATTGAGTACAGAAACAGGTCCTCTGGTCTGTGCCCAAAAGTAATATGCTGCGGTTACAGCAATATGGGCAACACCGACACATGGAACAGTCACACCGGTAGTTTCAAGAACACCCATATATGGACTTGGATGCAAGGTCCATTCGTCAGCAGCAACAATAGCATACCTAAGAGGCTCAGACAATGTGAGAGTAATTGAAGTACCAGCAGCAACGGCAGAAGAACCATCGATCTCATAACTATGGCCCTGACCAGCACCGTCAATGACACCGAGAACACCACCCTTATAGAAACCCTCAGCGGCTGTAACAGCGGCACCGGCTGTAAATACAACTTGAGTATCACCTACAGAAGCAGCACCGGCTGCTCCAGCGGCCTGATTCTGCAGATCTGTATCATTGGCAGAGGGCATAACACACTGTCCTGCTGCCAGGGCTACTGCCCCGTTTTTACAATAGCGAAAAACCCTACCATCACGTAGGATACGAATCGTACCAATGGCTTCTCTCTGTGTTGCGGACTGCACATGGATTCCTTGTCGGAACCCTGTTTTTTTCATGGGACTAGACATACTTTTACCTTATCCTTTTGGAGGACTTTAATATTTGGGGCACTCTCTACTGCGCCTCCTGCAGGTTAACAAGAGTACCCAACTACTGACTTATGACAGGCCAGAATGAGCAATATGTGCCCTACGATTGGAACATACAATATTACCATCGAAATAAATCTTCATGGTCTTGTCTTCCGGGGAATCTTCTACAACTCGCCACGGACCACGGGTAAAGAAACCCTTAGTATGTACTGCAAAACCAACATACTTAGTATTGAGCAAAAATGCCCAACCAGACGGACAGTAATCATCCGGAGTAAGGGTTTTTCCTTCAAACTCGATCCCTGTAAAACCGGCCTTCGCTGTTTCGGCAGAGTTAACAAATCGTTGCTGAACGGTAAGGGTATCAACAAGAATATTAAAAAGAGCTTCCGGCATAACGCCAATGTCAGGTTTACCACCAGCACCATCACGGATTTTAGCTGCAGTGGCCATATCCCGAATAACGGTAGTAGTGATGCCCTCGGAAGTGGAATCAACAATGCCCTCCCAAGGTTTAGTACCATCTTCAGCTACTAAATCATCTTCAGCAATACCACCATAAGCGGTAGTAGCGGTTTCATGACACATTGCACGAAGACCGGTAAGCCTATCCGCACCACTACCAGGAAGATCATAAACAGAGCCAGCGAGTACTTTGGTCAAGGACATTTGAGCGGTTTCAATCTCATCAAGAGCAAGCTCAACTACTGCCTGAGGGCCGGAGTTTTCTAGGGTGTCAAGACGTAAAATAGTTGCATTGCCATAGGCATGGGCAAGCTCAAAATAAGCGGCATTTACGTTGTCGCGTTTATCGCTGGACAACGTATCCCCACGACCATAAAAACCGGCCTCAGAACCATCGTATTTTAGCGGGATACGAACTTTACGGCCACCGGAAGGCCTTTTCCATATACCCTTTTGCTGTTTAAGTAACAGGTTTAAAAGATATGAAGTATCGAAATAGATGTCGGTAGCTTTACCGCCATCCAGAATAAAATAATCATTTGTTACGCTTTCAAGTTGTTCGAAAGTGAGTGACATCGTTTTTTCTCCTTATTAAGTAATACCGGCCCGTGCAGCTAATACGGCGGCTTTGCCTCCAAATTTTTCTGGATTTTTTAAAGCTGCATCCCGCTGATCGGGTGTAATACCTGGTCCGGTACTTAAAACCTGATTTTTTTGTTTAGTGCTAAAATTTTTTGCTGCAAGTTCAGCACCTTCCTTTTTTGCATCCTCAATACGCTGCTCCATAGTAAGTGTCATATGAGCAGATATTGCATTGTGGCCGGGGTGTTTATCCATATATCTTTGGAGTTCACCCTTATCCCACATTTTTTCAAAAGTAGGATTTTCTTCAGCATAATTATCAATTGTTTCCTCGATCTTGCTATTATACTCAGTTGTAGCAGATTCTAATTTTACGTCTTTTGAAACTGATTCACGGATAACTGACGTGATATTTTCAATAAACGATTTAGGATCGTCTGCCATCATAGCCACTAAATCTTGGTGCTCAAGAGAGGAGATACCGACCTTATCCCCTTCTCCGTCTTTGTCACTATCAGGGCCTTTATCTAAAGAACTAGTTAACTTACTTATTTGATCAGTAAGTGCACTAATTCGGTCATCTACACTGGAAGTATCCTCACTTTTCTCATTATCACCGGTATCAACATCATTATTTTCGTCATCACCGGTATCACTATTATTACCCTCGCCCTCTTCGTCATCATTATTAGGAATATCTTCAACGGTACCAACAATACCATCGCTTGAGCCATCACTATCAACACCACCGGAACCACTATCACTAACTACCCCTCCAGGGGCATCGGGCGTATTGAAATTAACAATGGAGCCATACTTCAGTAACTTTTCAATATATTCTTGAAATTTTGTCATGTTTTTACCTCAATAGTGTTATCTTTTCTGAACTTCTCATGTACGGCTTTCCGGATGCCAGAAGTGTCAGGTTTCTTACGGTTTATAGATGTCGATTCGCCTTCCTCCATAGGACGTAATCCCTCACCTTTTAACCAACTTTTGTATGTACCCTGAGTTGGGTGTTTTAAAAAATCTTGGCAATGCTGCCCCCCATCTTTGTCTACTACTTCAAGGGTACTGTACATCCAATCAGGAGTAGACTTTTCTATGCCATTAAAATTTATATATACTCTAAACGCCATACCATTACAATTAGGACATTTTACAGAATATTCATCCCACTTTACAAGTTCTTCGAATGTATAACCACAGGAGTTACAATAATTATCGTGTAGCGGCACTTTTTACCTCTTTAAGCTCCGGTTTTTCTTTTACAGACAGCTCTTGCTGTTTAATTTTATTGTTACTAACAACTTTTGCTCGTTCAATTTTAATTCGTTCATCAGTCTGATCGATAGAAGCCGCTTCCTTGTCAGCACGGGCCAATATCTCTATTCTATCCGCTTCAAGTTTCTTTGACCTTGCATCTGATTCAGTTACTTCTGCTCTTGCACGGGCTATTTCGATCTCCTGTTTTACATCCGGCTGCATACCCTCAAACTGAAACACTTGATTAAAGTAAGGTATCTCATTGCGCTCAAGACCTCTTTCAAGTTTTTTATTATCAAATTTAGATATTTCATCCATGTATTCCATCATTTCTTCAGGCATTCCTGCCTCAACCAGCCTACTAAGGAAATCGCCAATTGGCCCTCTATTCATACGAGTAATCACTTCATCATATTTAGGCCAATCCATATTCTTTAAAAGTTCTTCGTTGTCAATAGCCCCTTTATCATATAAAGTTAATGATTCTTCCCTTTTCTGTACATTTGATACCGGCATAGTTGAACCACTTACAACTGTAAGCTTCATTGGCACAATCATATCAGGGCCATATACCTCTCCCATTACTTCATCACCATCTTCAGTAAAACTAATATACCTTGCTTCTGTATACCAATTTTGCATCATGGATACTGACATCCTGCCACGATCTCGGATTAATTTACTATAATTACGAATTTTACCTCGCTGCATAGTGGATGCTCTTTCAATAAGAGCAGCGATGGCTTTATAGGCAATTACCTGGCTACCTGGAGTGTTTGCTTGTTCCAGGTCAAATGTACCGGCAACAGCAAAAAACAACTCTTTATACATACTTAATGATTCTAATAACTCCCTTGGAATAGGTGGCGGAGTTGCCCAGCCCATGCCATGATTAACATTAGTTGGCTCTAAGATAGTAGCCCCAGTTGTAATTTTATTTTTATGAACACCTGATGTTTTTGGATTAATAAACTTTACACCGGCCACTTTATCTTTTAATGAAGAAAATTGACTAAGGGCCTTATTAAGCTCCATTTGTAACCCGGTAAGCTGTTCAAAATCACCTTCACCCCAGAAATTAACCGGATCTTTATTTGAATTAGCCTTAGCAAATGGAAATTTATCATATAAATACGTCTGAGCGGCGACTTCTTGCGGCAGATCTGGATTTATCGAAGGGTTAGCTCTATCAGATAGTACAATACTACCATTGACTGCTGTTATTACCCTGATATTTCCGGGATAAAGTGGTAAACCACTTTTATCTAAAGTATAATCCTTTACCCAACACTCAACAACAACCGCTTCGTCACTGTCACTATTAACAGTCCCCCCGGTAATTGATGACATCAGATTACGAACCGATCCACCAAATGTAGTTTGAGAAGAACCCCTACCTGTAACTGTTTCTTTTACCCCGGAAACATACCTACGGTCATCGCTAAGGCTATTTAACACGTCTGAATCGGGTGTAACGTCCTCAGCAGCTTTGCCGTATATCCTTTTAATATCTCTTACAGACATCGGATAATAATGCAAAACGGCTTGAGACTTCTGTATAGATTTTCCTTTAACCGGGTATATTCCAAAATAAAAGGGATCCACTACCACGGTATCGACTTCACCTATACCATATTCTTTATCAAGGTCAAAGATTACTTTCTCAATGCATACTCCGTAAGTTTCACCATTATGCACTGACTCTTCTAGAATTGACTGTTGTTCAGTTTCACCCCACCAATATTCTGTGGCCCTTAACACTGTCTTAAATTTTTCGTCAGTACCATCCCTAGTAACTATTCTACGTACATTAAAAGTAGGGTTGTTATCTGTAAGAGTGTTTATAGTTCTTCTTCGATGTACTGAAAGAAGATTGGCAGACACTAATGTTAAATTTTCACTGTGCTTACGCCACTGCTTATTTTTACCCAACTCATAAAATCGATACCATTTGTTTTCTAGGTCCATCGATTCTTTATCTTCAAGCACCTGATCAAGTATACTGAATACTCTTTTACCAACACCGGCTTCACCGGCAGGGGGAATCAATTCTTTAGCAACGTATTTATTTCTATTGGCCATTTAACAACTCTTTCAGATCATCTTTACGATATGATTTGCCTTTATACGCGTACCAAGATCCTTTTTTAGTTATATCCCCGGATTCCATAGCAATATCAAATCCGGAGGTCAGAGGCCCAGAAACCCCGGAGAAGTTGCCATCAGCAACTGGGAGGATGTTTCCGGCCTCAGAGGTATTGGCAGGAATTGCGTTATCAGCAACAGGTCCCTGGGCCTCTTCTTCCGAAACTTCATCTTCGGTGGAAAAAATTCCTTCCGAAGTAACTAGCATTATTCCTTCAGTTGTTTTTAAGAGAAAATTACCATTATAATCCGGTATGGGAAAAGCTCTTAGTTGGCACATTGGGCAGTACAAAAACTCCCAACTAACCACAGGATTCCACGGGGCAGGGAAACCGTGCTTTGGGTCCTTTGAAGTGAACATAGACCCTTGTATGGGTATCTTTATATCTTTACTAATTTCCGCAACTTCGTGTCCACATGCATGACATATTAGTAGCATAATTATCCTATGGTTTTTATTCTTTTGTCCGAATTGATCGGGTCGCCATCCCAACACTCTTGATACTCGTCTCGTATATTATCAACCCTTTCTATTTCATCCTGTTCCTTTTTTCTTTTAGGAAGAAGCAGGGCAACACAACAAAGGTTTACGATTATATTTAAACTTACCAAAGTTTCAAGGTCCATATCACTGCATAGTTGAAATTAAACCAAAGTCACGAACCGATTCATCTTCAAATCTATCATAAGGATCAGTGTGACTTTTCTCAAGGCTGTTTAATCGTTCATCTACTTCTAATGTTTTTACCCTTGGTGCTTCAAGAGTTATTGGACGAGCCATACATAAATTGCAAACTTCATCATATACATGATCCTCACCCTTCGTATCTATATCCTCATATGTTTTTTCGTCCATTGTCATATTTGGTATAGTCCGAATAAACTGTTCACAGTTTTCGTAAACGTACAGCATGGGTTGGTTGTCTTCACGAACCTTTAATCTTTCTCTAAATTGCCTTATCTTAAGTACGCGAAGAGAGTCACCGGGGCTAAAATGCAGGCCGTATTCTGAAAATACTTCAGCAGTAGATTTTCCTTGTCCTCCACCTTTATAGTCTGGCTTTTTGTTAAATATATCGTTACCCGATATACGAATGAAATTTCTTGATAGTCCGTTTACTTCAAACCCTACTTCCCTGGCTATGATCCCTTCGGCTATTTCCGAATCGGTCATTCTTAGCCCTTCATTCGGGGTCCCATTCCACCCATACCATTCAGCAAATCTGATTATACGGCCTTCGTTGTCTATATACCACCAGCCAATAGAAAACGGTTTTCCAAAACCCCAATCCAAGGTCATATAGCAGGGCGCACCGATAGGAACAGGGGTTTCGTCCGGTAACACGTGTATTTTTCTATTAAATTCAGGAAAAGCTTGTCCGATAAAGATATCCCATGAACCATCCCTGAACGCTTCTCGTAGTCCTTCCGGCAGAGTATCAAGAGTTTTGTAATATCCAGAATCAAGATGGGGATTATCAGTTGCTTTGGAAGGTATATATTTAAATTCGTTTTCAAATCCTTCCCATTCATCAGCAAATATTTTATCAATCCAAAAAGCTTTGCACCAGCCATGGCCTATACCGCCCGGATTGGTAGCACCTATAAATTTCAATTCGTTGGTCGGCACTCCGGGGCAGCGCAAGCGTGATCGCAGAAAAGTAAAAACTTCATATTTGTTTTTCGTTAATTCGTCCACAAAAATAAAAACAAACTCAGCTGATTGATATTTTGAGGGATCGTCCAGGTTCCTTAAAACTATTACGCCCCCGCCAAATTTTGGATTTAATACATAACACCTACCATAGTCTTTATGGTCATTATGTGATTTCCCTAACCATGGTGGAAATTCTGTTGCAATTTTTTGTATTTGTCGGTCCTTAAGTGCTGGGTAATTTTCACAAGCTATCATCCCAACAGGTTTTTTAACACCCCATTGCCCAACGATTTTTATAAGCTGCCTGACTGCAGCCCATCTTAACAGGTAACTTTTACCGCCACCAAGTCAAAGTGCCCCGCCGTACAAGATCCATCGCACAATTGGATCATCTAAAGCCTCTATGGCTTTTAGCTGACGGGGCGAAAAACCGGCTAAATCTGTTTCTATGTTAAGCTGACTTCCCACTTAATACCTCCTTAAGATAATTACCGGAGATACTATTAGTATCACAATCGCCCCAGTTTAGGCATTGCTCAGCTGCAAATCTATGGGCAACAGCTTCAGTGAAATCATCATGTCTGCTAAGATATTTATGTTTTCTATTCACTGTAATTTGTACCCGCCATTTACCCTTTTTCTCTTTATTCCAATAAATGCCTTTAATACCAGATGTGTTATGAGAAATGAGCAGGTTACTCACTTTCAGGCTGCAGCCCTATCCCATAAACTATTCATTATTGCCTCCAACGTTAATGATAATGCCATCAGGTATAGTAGATGAATCAGCATCCAGACCAAAAGTTTTGCGTTCCAGCGGGATTATCTGCGTGTAAATACGCGCAAGTTTTTCTAATGCTTTCAGCATGGGGGCCGCTTCGGTTTCGTATTGTAGGGACTCCATCACAGTTGCGGCCAACAGGCGCAAGCGGCCCAGATCAGTTTTGTGGGCCAGCAACACCTGCTTTTCGTCAAGGACAGGGCCAGACAGGTCAGCACATAATGGCACATTGGAACCTCGGTCGTCCCATCCCTCAGCTTGTGCTTTAATAGTAATATCTGTTAAGGAGACTTGATATTTCTGAGCAACCGTAGATAGGTCTTCTGCACCTTGTTCCCAAATCTCCTTAATATGTTCCCAATTAACTTCGATCATCTTTTAATATAGCCCTTTTATTTTACCTTTATTATAGCACATCCGACAGGTTGTGTCAAATATTTAAGTACAAATAGAAGACACGGAGAAGTTTAAAAATACAAAGGCTAGAAGGTCGATATTATGAAATATAAGATCAGGGCTTAACGATAGAAGGTTTGGTAATTAATTATTATTCCCGGAAATTTTCGAAATGAGAACGGACCACTTTTCAAATGCAACCGTCCCGGTTTGACCGCCTCTGTCTTGCGCAAATCCACCATGCCTCCGGAAGGGACCCACCTCACGAAAACGGCCTCCAACAAACTCGCCCGTGCTCCTTCACGTCCCGTCCCGGTTCACATACAAAAAAGATACTTGACAAGAGAACCAAGGCATGGTATAATGGAAGTGTAGTAAGGGGATGGCTCTTACTGCACATACTGCCCGATTGGGCTGCACTCAACGTCTTGGAGGACAACATGAGCGCAAAGAGAACAGCAACAGCATTGACCCGCGACCTGACACCAACCAGCAAACACTTAACCTGCCCCAACTGCGGCGGCACCAACGGCGTTGAACGGCTAAACCAGCCGTGCGATTTCTGTGGTTTTATCCTGAAGGTACGCCTCTTCCCGGACCACGAACGATACGTCCGGGGTTTGGACGTAACAGCCTCAGGCCGGGACACCTACGACATTGCGGACGAAACGGCAGATGCCCTTCGCGGCCTCGACGAGGGTGAGGTTCTGCGTACCGTAGCAAAGGCTCTCGCTCAGATGCCTATCGAACACGGTCTTTCGGTCAAGCTCGGACGGCAGTTTAAGAAGCAAGCTGGCGAGTGGGAATGGGTCTCGATCCAGAACTGGCTCTTCGAACGCTACGAAGGCCGGAATCCCGGAATGGTCCGCATGAACTGCGGGAACATCCTGCGGAGTGCCAGCAAACGGGCACGGGCAGCGGAAGAGGGAATCGCGTAAATTAAACCAGGGGCCGAGAGGCCCCTTTTGGAGGATGAAATGAAAAAGCTGACACAAACAGAAATCAAATGGCTAAAGGAAATCGTAGCAAATACGATCGTACGGTTTTCGGCACGGGAACTGCGGCAGTTTAAAATCTATCTGGCAAAATCAATCTTGGAGGCAAGAGCATGAAATCCTGCATAATCGTAACAGTATGGAACAACGACAGTTTCATCCCCGGGGATGAAACAGTGGAGGGTATGTTTAGCACGGTACGCATGGCAAAGTGCTATATCTACAAAATGCTCCTTGATCAATTCAGGTATGATCCCACAGCTAAATGGAAATTGGAAGTAGATAAAACAATCAATGGCAAAATCTACTATGGGGCATATAGCAAATGGGACAGGGATTATTCAGCATATGGCTATTGTATAGAAAAAGTTAAATTAATAGTATAGGAGGGTAAATGAAACCTTGGATGGTAGCAGTAGCCGTGGTCGTGATCTATTTGATCTGCGGTTTTATTGAGAAGATGTAATCAAATCCGCCCGGTCCCGTTCTGGGGCCGGGTTCTTTTTTACCTGCCTGAACAAATACGACCGGTCTAATTCGGACCAATTTAAGCAAATATAACTTATCCGATTTGAAACACGTGGGCATCTATTTTGTAATATCATAGGTAACACTATTTATAATATAACCGGGTTAATTTTGTGGTACCATAGGTAACGCTATTTAGAACAAATAATATAAAAACGACATTGGTTCGCCCATGCTTCACGTGAAACCCAGAATAAGGTCAATCGAATTTGTTTTATTGTGTAGTTGCCTGTTTCTGGACGGTAACCGGGAACTTAATGTTCTTGTTAAATGAATTGTCGTAAGAAGGCGACAGAGATTGATCAACCAGACCTTGCGACTGTATTTCAAAACCGATTTGAAGATAACGTGTCGCCAGTTTTCTCAGTACGGGACGGCTCTACAGGGCCACAGGAAAGCGGTCTGAAATGTTGTTAAAGATAAACGTGAATTAGAGGTAACTTCGAAGTGTTCTAGTAGTCTACTATTTCCGGGACCGGATTTTGTGTGAATACCTGCCGGTAGTTTTTTCTAACACAGATGCACGGAGAGAAGCCAACCTGCGTTTTTAATAATCACATATTCCAGTTGGCCCTAGTCATGCAAGTACGACCTAGAACATAGATGCCTACGAATTATACTACTTATCTCTACCGCCTTGGTATGTTTGTAAAAACATAGGACCTTCACAATTAACTCCTCTTTAAAAGAAAAATGATTTTGTAACAAAACAAAGTAACCTAACACTGGTCGGTCTTTTTTTAAGAAAACTCCGGAGACACGGGGAAATCGGAAAGAAAAGAAAACTACATATTTTTTATTAAAAAAGAACTCTTAGAAACTTACAACGTCTGTGTTGTTGGTTGTGAATATGAAAGTGGGTTATGGGATATTAAGCCGTTCGGGAAGCTCTTCTCGCTCCCTGCCGCTTTTTAAAATCGACACATCCGACACGATCCTCTCCACGTGTAACCGTTCGCCTTTCCGGAAGAAAAATGTTTTAGCCCTATCTTCCCGTGCTTAATATTACAAGTACAAATAAGCACTTGACTTCCGGGTCTTCCCGTGTTTTAATGGAGTTTCTATGGACGGATAGGGTCATTCCCGAAAAGCAGCTATCCACTGCCTGCCGTCCTCTTCCTTTGGGTAGCAATCGGGAGGTTGTAATGAGTTATGTAGCAAAATTCACTTGGGACCAGCAGGAAATGAAATTGGCTCTCAAAATTCGTAAGCGGTTTCCCTACATGTCTGGCGTTTGTCCAGGAAAAATGGTCGGTTTTCCAAAAGGCTCTATCTCTTTAGGGATGTCGATGGATGATCATAATATGGTAGGCGACTACTTTGCGTGTTCCCATGCTGATTTTAAACTCCCCCCTGTTAAGGGCGATATTTGGATTCGCGGCGTTTATTTTAAATTAGCTATTTATCTTCAACAGTTTGGCTACCGTGCTGAGTGCAAAACTGCTGGTTATTGTGTCGCCTATCCAATTTACCCGGAACTGCATCGCTCTATACCAAACCTTTAATAATCTTATATCAAACGGACACTTGACCCTATATCCCCCGTATGGTATAATGAAGTTAACAGCCGGGATCACCCCTGCTAAAAATTATAGGAGGACGAAATGAAAGCTTGGGTGTTAATTTACAAGGGAAAAATTATTGGTATGTATAACTCCTTTAATAAGGCTCACGAATATGCTAAGTGTTTAGATGGCTTTGAGCATTTTAATTTTACTGCTAAATCTTTTTCCTCTGTTAATAAATGGACTTTAAATGGAAGATTAATTATTGAAATAAGGTACCTACCTAATGTTAAGCGTTAATTATTTTTATTCAACGGCTCGTCCTTGCCTCTCGGCCTCTGTGCGTAGGTCAGCCTGCATCGCCCTGCTCGACACCAGCCGTGATACCTTCTCGTGTCACCGTGGCCTATGTCGTCATCCGCTGTCCTGATGCTGGATCGAGCTAAAATCGAATCAAATAGGAGTTAATATGAAACGTTATTCTAAAAGGATGAAAAAGTTTGGTAAAAAGTCAGATTTTACCTGTGATTGGTTGTGGGTGCGCATAGATGAAATGATAGAGCTTACTGAATCATTGCGTTTAGCTAAACTCACTGCTATCCCGACCAGGATGCTGTCAAATTCAATCTTAGATTAGGAGACTCAATGTTTATTAAATTAACAGAAAATGAAGATAACCAAGAATTTATGATAAATATAGATCATGTAGAATGGCTATTGCCCTGTGACGGTAAAACGGTTATTAAACTTAAAGGAGATGATAGTTTAATAAAGGTTAAGGAGCCTTATCATAAGGTATATTTTATTATTAAGGCCAGGACTATATAACGTGTTTAGATTAGGGTGTCAAACAAGTACTTGACTCCCTGATCTACGCATGGTATAATGTAGGTAGATAACGAGGGGACTTACCCAACGTATTAAATCAACTGGAGGACGAAAATGAAAGAGGATCTTGATGGTGTTACATTGACACCTGCCTATGGAGCAAACCCAAAGACAGAACAGGAAGCACTGGAGCACTTCTATAAGGGTAAGGATTGGATAATAAATTATCCTGCTCATCGTTGGGCTGGTTCTTACTGCTCATTCCGCGACACCAATCCCGGCGATCAAGTAAAATTGCGTTATAATTTTAAACGTGATGCCGTAATAGTTACTATTGGGAGTGATTTCGATGACACTACTAAATGAGCTGCTTGAGCAGGAAGCTTACATTGAAAGGGATATTGCCCATACCCGCAAACACATCGATCATCTTCGTGATTATGAGCAACAGCGGATGGACGAGTTGAAAATGCTAAGAGAAGAAATCGTAGAGGAAGAGGGATTTGAAACTTCGGATGAT